CAGCCTTTAGATCTTACGTTAAAGAATGTTGAATTGAATCAATGGTGTACATATGTACACAATCTTAGCCCACAATATATGTTCTATATAGATTCATATTTGTTGGCAGACAAAGGTAGATGTAAGGATAGAAAGATCTGGATCAATAGAGATCTTGCCAAACATGGTGATCTTCAGTTTATATTAAACAATGATCATTATAGACCAAGTTTTGAATATCAAGAAACATTCAACTCTTTATCATCAGATGAAATAAGTTATTTTACAGATGGTACATTTACCCCAACTAAAGTTTACATAATGTATATGAGATATCCAGTGTATATAAATAAAACAGGATATATTATGTTAGATGGTAATCCATCTTATGATGCTGATTGTGAACTTGAATTATATTTAGAGGATGAGCTGTTAGATTTAACAGTGCAGAATCTAGCAATGTATACTGAAAACCAATCTGCTGTACAAAATGCAACTTACAGAATACAAACAAACGAATAAACTTTATTAACATTTAAATAAATTAAAAATGGCTGATTTTTCATTAACCACGTTATTCGTGGTTCCAGTAGGGCAGAGTGCTGTCCCTAGCTCTGGCTCAACACAAGACCTAACTGCAGGTACTGTGGGAATCTTTAAAAGCGATTATGCAGCAGCTACTGCTCTAGATATTGCTGGTTCTCCTTACTTCTACGTTGCTCAAGGTAGAACAAACACTTATTTACAAGGATCTAAAAGATCTGACAAGATCAAAGGATGTCCTTCAGGATCTGGTTGCAACTCTAACGTAACAGAATGGTACAAAGTAACAGGATGTCCAACTGCTGCTAACCAAATTACTGATGTAACTGATTTCACTGTACAATGTGGCGAAAGCATCACGTTAACTTTACGTGGTTTCTCTAGCTATGTAAACACTTTGTATTTCAATGGTTTCACTCGTTCAGTAACTATCCAAGCTCCATGCTGTAACTGTGATGACAATCCATGTGATAATGTAAGTGCTAACATTATTATTGATTTATTAATCAATAAATTAACTCAACAAGCTCCAGGTAACAACCCTGACAACATTAGCTTCAACACGTTCTATACATTCGAAAATGTAGGTGGAACTATCTTACGTATTACTGGGAAACCATTAACCGTATATGGACAACCTTGTGATATCGCAGCGTTCCCATTTGAATATGATAGATTCTCTTTCAGAACTTTTGTATATGCTGGACCTGCTACTACTGCTGACTTTATTGTAGCAGATGCTTGTAACATTGTTGCTGTTGAAGCAATTCAACAACGTGCTTCTTATCCTACTGGTACATCTGCAGAGATTGCTCAACTAGAGAAAAACTTCTACAGCTACCAAGCAGGTTACTTGAAACACTTATATAGAATGAATGGATATAACGAGAACTTTGAATCTTGGGTATCTAGTGGTGTTATTTATAACTCATTCTATATCAGATTCAACGAGTATAACAAATCTGAGTACCAATGGGGTGATTATATCATGGAAGATTCTACAGTGATTCTTGCTGTACCTCAAGGTGGTAGTAACTTAACTTCTGCATTTCAAACAATCTTAGAAGCTGGTTTAGGAAATGTTGTAGATGATAACGTTTGTATCACTACTACAACTACTACAACTGCTGTAGCTCCTACAACAACAACAACTACTACAGCTCTTATACCTTAAGAATTAACAAGTAGAAATTAATAATAACCTATGCCAGGGGAAAGAGGATAACTCATATTCCTCTGGCATATTTATTTAAAAACAACATGGCAAACTTACAATTAGATATACTAGTAGTACCTACTTACGATGTTAATACTCTTGGTGTTGCAGATGCTTCTGTATATCCTACCAATCCTCCAGTGGTCTCAGCACCATCTATTGAGATTGATATACCAGGATTCGGAACCAAGATTGTACCTTTTGTTCCTGACCAATTAAATGTATTTACATCTTCTAATTTAGGAATTACAGATCCTGGTTGTAATCAACCACTTCCAGATGGAGTGTATAGATTAAGATATTCTGTTGCTCCTGCATATGCAAACTATGTGGAAAAAACAATATTACGTGTTGATAGACTTCAAGAGAAGTTTGACAATGCGTTTTTGCAACTAAATATGATGGAATGTGACAGAGCACTTAAAACACAATCTAGTGTTATGTTAAACACAATAAACTTCTTTATTCAAGGAGCTATTGCAGCAGCTAACAACTGTGCAGAATATGAATCAAATACATTATATGTTCAGGCAGATAATATGTTAGATAACTTTTTAAGAACCAACTGTGGTTGTTCAGGTAACAACTACCAAATAAACTTTTATTAATTATGGCACAATGTAATTCATGTGGAGCTAATGTGGGGTGTGGATGTCAATTGAAAAATGGACTGTGTGCACACTGTGCTTCTAAAGTAACCAAATAAAAAATTAATACTATGTTATCACCAAGACTAAATGATTGCCCAGAATGCGCTGATATACCTTCTCTACTTAAAAAGATAGATTGTAAGTTAGCTGAGCTTGGCAATAATTTATATAATAACATATCGTATATGTTAAATAAACCTGTACCTGCTGATGACATTCTTCAGTTAATAGGCTACAGGAGAATATTAACTTATAAGTATTGTAATCCTAACTACGTATGTAAGTACTCTGTTAAGATGATAGCTAGTAGAGTGATACGTCTTACATTAGGATGTGTTAGTAGATGTAATGAACCAGAACGTTGTTTAGAGGAACCTTGTGACATTATCATTGTACCAAACCCTGTAAGAACTACAACTACTACTACTAGTAGTTCAAGTACAACTACAAGCACTACAACTATACCACCAACTAGTACAACAACAACAAGTTCTAGTTCAACTAGTAGTACAACTACTACATCAACCACAAGTAATTCTACAGCAGGATGTCCTGTTGGTTATTATGGTCCTGTAGGTTTTCCAAATAGATATACAGGTAATGGAACTATGACACTTGCTTCTGGATTAGTAATTAGCACTACATATGCAGGACCGTTACCACTACTTAGTTTACCAAGTCCTCCTTTTACTAATTGTGTAGGTGGACAATTTGGTGGAGATGTTGGAACAGGTGGATCAATTTTTTTAAATTATAGTGATGGAGCTTTTACATTTATAATAACATATAGTACTGCTCAAACTGCAGTAAAATTTGTAACGTATGGAATGGGGTATGCTGACCAATTAGGTATATCAGAATATTATACATTTACAACAAATGCTGCAAATACAGTAGTAACAGAATTAGCTGGATGTAATGATTTTAGAGTTGAACCTCCAAATGTTGTTGCAGGTTCTATGCCTTCACCAGAAAATCGTACAGGAGGAAATGTTGAAGTGGTTGCAGATGCACCTTTCACTACAATTACAATAACAGGTAATAACCCTGGAAGTTTAAATGGAACTGGATTTGATATGTATATATGTGGTATTGAACCTACAACTACTACTACTAGTAGTTCTAGTTCAACAAGTACAACAACAAGTTCTACTAGTTCAACTACAAGCACAACAACAACATTAGCTCCAAGTGGAATTAGAACAATCTATACACACTTTGATGCTTTATAATATAAATAATAACTTAAAATAAAACAACATGTCCAATTGCTCAAATTGTTATAACGGATGTACAGAGATTGTTTCTGACAGATGTGTTAAATATACAGGAATAGATGTTCCTGTCCTAGGAATACAAACAGGTGATTCATTATCATTTGTAGAACAAGCATTGATTACATTCCTTACATCTGCAATAGATGGTACAGGAATCAAACCTATTATCGATCCTCTGATTATTTGTGATTTAGTTAAAGCATATCTTCCTACTTGTGGAGATCTTTCATTAAATGATGTATTAACAGCTATTGTAAAAGCTACTTGTGATCTTCAAGAACAAATAGATGTTATAGTTGCAGACATAGTATTGATTAATGATCAATTAGATATAATTGAAGCTGATTATGATGTAAAATGTCTTATAGATGTAACACCTTCTATAACACCTTCTTCAGGAACACATGATATTCTACAGGCTACAATAGATACATTGTGTGCATTTATTTTAACTGTAGAAACAAATTATGTTACTCGTGCTGATCTTCCTATATTAATTCAAGCATACTTAGATTCAATATCTAATGGATTATATAACACTAGAATGATTCCTTATGCAGTGGTTCCTTATTTTGGACCTCTAAGTGTATTTGATTCTAATGGTGCTGGTACAGGTCAGTGGCTTAAAATAAATTTATGTAATGGACAGAATGGAACTCCTGATTTAAGAGGTAGAGCTTTAACTGGTGCTATTGTTGGTGTTCCTGGAAATACACCAGGTCCAGCTGTTAATCCTGCAAATCCAGGTAATCCAAACTATGCTCTTTATGATGAAGTTGGTACAAATCAAATTACATTATTATCTACACAGATTCCTTTACATACACATGCTAACACTATTAGTGTTACAGATCGTGGACATACACATGGTAATACTACAGGAACTTTAATTAAATCCGATGGTACACCAGTATATGATTCTGGATATAATAATAATGGTACTACTGATACAGGATTTGCAGATATAAATGCAACAATTACAAATGTAGCTGGTCCAGTAGGTGGAGGACTTCCTCATAACAACATTCAACCAGTAACAGCTTGTTATTACATTCAATACAGACCTTAATAAATCAATAAAATGGCATATCCTTTTTTACCAGTAAACCCTTGCTGTACAGATGTAGTTTTAAATAGTCCTTGTGGGTGTAGTTCTACAATTAGTAATTGTGGTTGTAACAATCTATGTGGTACAAATTTAACTGCTTCTAGTACTATTGTTTATGATGGTCCTGCATTAAGTTGCACGACTGCTGAACCATGTGATACACTTAATGTGATATTACAAAAGATCGATGAGATTATATGTAATCTATTAACACAGATTAATATATTAAATATTGAAATTATTAATATTAAGAATGAAATAATTAATATTAATAATAATATTACTAATATATATAATATATTAGGTGAATGTTGTACAACTACTACTAGTACTAGTTCTAGTTCTACAACAACAAGTACAACAACAATACATCCTTGTGAAAACTTCTCATTAACTAATACAGGAGTTGATCCAGTAGCTATAATTATTACTGATTGTGATACAGGAGAGCCAGACGCTATTATACTATATCCAGGAGATACAAATATTTGTGTTGTAACAGATAGTCCTCTAACTGTTCCTGGAACTATTGTAGTGGTACCAAATGGTCCTTGTGATACTTCAACTACTACTACAACATCATCTTCATCAACAAGTACAACTAGCACATCTAGTACATCTAGTACAACCACTACAACAACAACAGCTATTCCTTGTGAATGTTTAACATTTGAAAATACAGATGATATTCCTCATTTTATTTCATATAATGATTGTGATGGTACTACTTTTTTTCCTGAAATTTTAGCAAATGAAACATTACAATTTTGTGGATGTTGTGGATATGCAGATAGTGAGTTAGTATTTATTACAATTGGAGCTGATTGTATTGGTGGATTATGTCCTGGAATTTCTACAACTACCACTACAACTGCTATACCAAATTGTAACTTCACTGGAACTGCTAATCAACTTCCAGATTCAACAACTACAACAACAACTAGTAGTTCTAGTTCTACTACTACATCTACTACAACAGCAGGATCAACAACAACTACCACTACAACAACAATAGTAATTCCTTGTGATTGTTTGACATTTAATAATACAGGTGACTCAGAACATAGTATAGCATATACTAATTGTGAAGATTTTCCTGTTGTAGGTATACCTATTAATCCTTCTCAAATTATACAGGTTTGTGGACACCAACCACTTGTAAATGATCCTAGTGTAATAATTACAGAAGGTGCAGCTTGTATTTTAGGAGCTTGTCCAACTACAACCACAACAACAACTGTAGTACCAACAACTACTACAACAACAACTGTAGTACCAACAACTACCACAACTACAACTGTATGTGTAAATTGTATACCAGGTAATGTAACAATTGGAACTCAAGTGTGGACTGGTTGTAATCTAAATATTACTACTTTTGCAAATGGTGATCCTATTCCAGAAGTAAGTGATCCAACTGCTTGGGCAGCATTAACTACTCCTGCATGGTGTTACTACAATAATGATTCAGCAAATGGACCAATTTATGGAAAAATATACAACTGGTACGCTGTTAATGATCCAAGAGGGTTAGCACCATCTGGATATCATGTTCCAAGTGATTCAGAATGGACAACGCTAACTACATTTTTAGGAGGTTTAAGCGTTGCTGGTAGTGCATTAAAACAAACAGGATTATGTCACTGGAACGTTAATAATATAGATGCTACTAATAGTACTGGCTTTTCAGCACTTGGAGGAGGTCTACGAGATAGTTTTGGTGCATTTAGTAATCTTGGTTTTAGTGGTAATTGGTGGCCTTCATCACTTCTTCCTTCAACAGATTATTATTATCGCCTAATGACTCCTGCTGATGGAATTGTTTATAGAAATTTTGGTAGTATTCCAACACTTGGTTTCTCAGTAAGATTAGTACAAGATTAATACAAGCAACAGTAATTTAAATAAAAATTTAAAATGGGAAATTGCTCTCAAATAAATAATACAACAATACAAGGAACGAGTACTATCACATATGATGGTACTCCACTTCCTTGTACAGATGTGAATACATGTGATAATTTAAATACTATCCTTGCTAAGTTTGATGCTATTATATGTGATGTTATAATTGGTGTAAATGAAATTACAATAAATATAACAGATATTAACAACAGTATAACAAATATTAACACAAACATAACTGACATATATAATCAACTTGCTATATGTTGTAATATATGTGATTTCACTGGAACTGCTAATGAATTAGATTGTTCATTTATAGGTAATGCTAATCAATTATAATAAACTAATAATAATAATAATAATAAAATAAAATAATATGACAGTCTTAATAACATTGGTTATACCACCTGGTGGAATTGCAGGTCCTTTCAATCTTTATTCAGATACAGATGGGTATTTATTTCCATTTGAAACAAATATATCTGCACTTGTTTTAACAGCTGGATTTATATCATTTAATGTACCTCCTGGAACAACAATCATTAGAGTGAAATCTATTGCACCATGTGCAAATTATATTGATATACCAATCAATTTAATTACTACAACTACTACTACCAGTTCTAGTAGTACAACTACATCTACTACTACAGTTCCTCCTACGAGCACTACAACTAGTACAAGTAGTTCTACATCAACTAGTACCAGTACTTCTACTAGCACATCAACTAGCACAACTACTGTTCCTCCTACAAGTACAACAACTAGTACCTCAAGTAGTTCTACATCAACTACTACAAGTAGTTCTAGTACAACATCTACAACAACAACAGTTATTGCTTGTAATTGTTTAACATTTGTAAATACAGATGAAAATCCTCATTTGTTTGCATATACTACTTGTGATAATGTTGAACTATTCAATATAGGTATTGCTGGTAATGAAACTGTAAAACTTTGTGGATCTCTACCATCTGCGAATGATCCTAGTGTAATAATTACAGTTGGAGATCCTTGTATTTTAGGAGCTTGTCCAACTACAACAACTACTACCACTATACCACCAACAACAACAACCACTACTACTGTGTGTCCATGTGTTGAGTATGTAAGTATTATTGCAGATGGAGCTGGTACATTTAACTATGAAGATTGTTTTGGTACTCCTAAATCAGTATCTATAGTTTCAGGTCCAAACGTATTTATTGGTCTTGATGATCCTGCATGTTTGAATAGAAATTCATTATCAGCAACTGTACCCTTTACTGTAGAAGCTTTTGGTCCATGCTGTATACCAACACCATCTACATCTACAACTACAAGTACAACTACAGGTATTCCTGGATGTATAGTATATACAATAAATCCAACTGTTGGTGATATCCATGTAGTAGAATACATACCATGTGGTGGATCAACTCCACTTACTATTACAGTAGAACCAATAGATCCTTTTATACAAGTATGTGCTCAATCTCCTTTAATTAGTGATAACTTTCCAGCAGATACAACAGAAGGAAGTTCTTGTTCAGGAGACTGTAATAATTATTCTTGGACTACAGGAGCAGAAGGAGGAAGTGTAATTGTAACTGATTGTTTAACAGGTGTCATCTCTAATGTTCCTTATGGACCAGAGCTTTCAGGTACATTTTGTGCAACTAGCGCTGCTGCAATATCAGGAGATATAATTGTAACTCCAGCTGGTCCTTGTCCATAATTTAATTTAAAATCAATAATATATGACAGTATTAATAACACTAACAGTTGCTGGGGCTGATTCAGGCCCCTTCAACTTATATTCAAATCTAGATGGATATGTATTAGCATTTGAATCAGGAGTACCTAAAGCATCTTTGCTTGCAGGATATTCTTCTTCACTAGTACCTGATTTTACAACAATAATAAAGGTGCTATCAACTGGACTATGTACTAACTATATTGATATAGTGCTAGATGAAGTGACAACAACAACCACCACTACTAATGCACCTTAATAAAAAATCCTTGTTTTGTTGGTTTTACAAGGTTTCTCCTCAAGATTTTTCTTGGGGAGTTTTTGTTTTATAACTAATTTGATTATAAATAATAACGTTTTTAATTAAAATTATTTGGAATATATAAAAACAATTGTTTATCTTTACAATATTTTTTAACTAATATGAATACATATGTCTGAAAATCAAAGTTTATTATACAGATTAGAAGAGTTGTTAACGCATAAGAAAAGTAAAAAGTTCTATGCTGAAAGATTAGGAATAAGTGAATATGAAGTGAATGAGCTTCTCAA